CGCGTCCTGCTAGTTCCCGTGCCTGGCGCTGAGCCGTCAGCGCCTCGTGGTCGGGGGAGGTGGTGACCTGCGCGATGGGCGAGGCCATGCTCTCCGCGGGGGCTGAGGGGTTGTCGAGTTCCTCGCGGAGCGCCGCGTCCATCCGGCTGCGGTGCCACAGCCTACGAGCGCGGGCGTCGCTCCCCCCCACGGCACGCAGAAGCCGCTGCCGCAGACGCCCGGTGACTTCGTCGGAGGCGCCCGTGTTCTGAGCCGCCACAAGAGCAGCTGCTAACTGTTCGGGGGTCACCTGGGCCTCCACTGGAGGCTATACGGCTGGTTCAAGTCCTCGAAGTACCGAGGAGTGGGACCCGCGTCCGGTAGAGAGGCCGCGGGGTGTGCGGCCCACGATCCGCTCAGCGCGCGCGCCGAGGGGGGCATGGGACGTGGCGTCGGCGCCGCTGGCGGGGGTGCTGGGGCCGCCAATGCGCCCGCTGCCTGGGGTCCGGGGGGACTCATCTGGGTCACCTGGCTGCGCTGGTTGAACCCCAGGGGTACTTCGCCGGAGCCAGCCACGCCTGGCCAGGACCTCCGAGGAGGTCGCGGGTCGCCGAGAGGCCCTACCGCGGCACCGACCTGCTCAGGGGTGCCGAGGCCGCGCCCACCCGGGGGTCCCAGAGGTTGCTGCGCTCCTCCGCCCCCTCCGGCGCCGACGAGCTGCTGCACTGCCGCTCCGGGCATGCCGCCCTTCGCACCGCCTCCCAGCAGGCCCTTAGCCGCCAAGGCGGCCTGAGGAGCCGCCGAAGCCCCCCCAGTCATGAGCATAGGAGCTACCTGACCGGCGACGTTGAATAGTTCGCCGATCGCTGCGGTGATATCCCTTTCCTCACCCAACTGCCCCGCAGCGCGCATCTGCGCCCTCAAGGCAGCTTGGTTCTGCCGCTCGTTCGCCATCGCCTCATTGAGGGCTCGCGACTGCGCCAGTGGGTTGGCTCCACCGCGCATCGACCCGGCGGCGACGTTCCTCGCCACCGTACGAGCTTGTTCGCGTTGCGTCTCATGCAGGGCCGTTTCCGCGGCTCTGCGCGGACCGCCCCCGAACAAGGAAAAGAGGTTTTGGATCGGCATCTACTTCTTAGCCCCCGCTTCGAGCTTCACTACGCCGGTCTTCGTGCGGACCGCAAGGTCCACACCGGCTAACGACCACACCAAGTCCGATATCTTAGCCCCCGGCGAGCCCTCACTCTCGGTGTCGTCCTGCACTGCTATTTTGATCGCGTCGAACTTCTGCCTCGAGGGACCTACCGAGAACGTGGTGCTCCGGCCGAACGTAGCGAAGTCGGCATAGTCAAAGGTGAAGGTGTCGACGACAGATTCCACGTAGTCGTACGAGAGGGAGACAGTGACCCGTCCCTGAGTCCCGGACTCCAACCGAACGAGGATCCCCACCCTCGGCACCCGGACGAACCCCACGGGCGTTGCTGGGGCGATCCAGGGGGTCTCCACCGCGCCCTCGTAGACCGAAGCCAGGTCGCTCCCCAGGGACGGGTCTTCCTTGCGCACCGTACCGTCGGAGAGGAGCCTGTGCATATCGCCATTGGCGAACAGTACCTGTAGGGTATCCTGGACGAACGTGGACCACCCCTGAGTGTCTAGGTTGAACACGCACGTGGGGCGGGGGGTCTGGATACCGTCCTCTTGCACGAACCAGACCTCGTTGTCGCCGTCGTGGTACGTGGCGGCGTACACTGCGCGGGGGACCAGCGATTCCGAAATGGGGTCGCCCACGTCAGACACGTTACCGCCTCCCTGCACGAGCTTGACACCGCTTTCCGCTAGGTAGAAGACGCCAACCGGCGTGGACACAGTGCCCGCGTGCGAGATGCAACCGTCGCCCGCGTGGGCTAGTCGCATGGGGGAAAAAGCTCCGTTACCGTTGGCGTCCGGGCCACCAGACCCCACATAGAGTTCGTAGACTCCCAACGCGCAGAGCACCAGGAGCCTATCCCCCTGCGCTGCTACAGACACGATCCCCCCGGACTCCGAGGGTGCCGGGAGTATTGTTGTGGGGTCCCACTCTGGCCCACGTCCCCGCTCCAGCGGCTTACTAGGCCACAGCGAGTACCTGTCCTCATCCGGGATAAGGAACATGTGCCCCCCGGCCTGAGCCACGACACTCGAGCACGGCGGTCGTACCGGCGCGAGTTCCCCCAGCGACGTGTACAACTGTATTGCCGAGAAGTCTGTGGCCTTGTCACCCTTGAAGGCGTACTGCAACAGGTCAGGTATCCAGTACTCCGAACCGTACCCCAGGGCAGTCCCTCCCGCCTGGAGAGGCGTCCGTTGCGCCAGGAAGTAGTCCGCGGAAAGGTCACTGGGCGACGCGGGTCCGATAGAGAGGGCGGGTGGGACGGAAACGGCAAAGTCGCCGAGCCCGTCGTCGCGCTCTGTGACGTAGAACTCTACGTCGAAGGATCCGCCCCTGTCCAAGATGCGTCTGTGGCTAGTGGACAGGACTATCTCCAGCCGCGGACTCGATACGTCGGGGAAGACCACCTGGGCGATGCCGAACCTGGCGTAACTCGGGCTGGGGGAACTGCGCCACTCGATGCCGTTCCGGTCGGTGAAGACGAGCACTACACGCATCGCCCAGAATCGTATAGCGTCCACGAAGGCGGCCGGCGCCACAAGATCAAAGGTGCGAGGGGTCGGAGTAGCATTGACGCCGTCGTAGTAAAAGTTGACCTGTGGCTGGGCGACCATGTCGAAGAACGTATCCCCGTCGTACCCGACTACGCCACCGGCCGCTATCAGCAGCGACCCCTGGTGAGGAACTGCGCTGACCGAAAGCGCCTCCTGCCTCGGGTCCAAGACAGTCACACCGATCGAGTGGTCCATGTTGGGGAAGTACCCCTCTACCACAGGGGGGAGCCCCGCGGTGATCTTGGGATAGGGGGCGGTCGGGCTGAATGGCCAAGGCTTCGACGCAGGGATGCGTACGTCGAAGGGGACGAAGACCCTTCCCGTGACGGGGTCCCTAGCAGATTGATAATGCCCGGCGTGCCACGGGTGGGTGGATGTCCGCCTCCCCCACTCCCCCCGGTAGATATTGATGGGGTGTTGGGTGCTGTTCAGCGTCACTACCGTGTATGCGTCTCCGCCCAGAGCGGCTGCGTTATCGCTGCTCAGAGCTACCGCATCCACCCACGACCCTTCTGGGTTAGCTAGAGGCGCCCCAGTGCCGACCCCAGTAGGGCTCCTTCCCCCATCGTTCGACTGGAAGAACAGCGTACCCCCGCCGGTCTGCAGGTCCCCGAAAGCCTGCGCGGTACGGAAAGTTCCCGGAACACCGTGGGCGATCCCCCCCACTGGCGAAGGCGTGGCTGGCGTGATGCCCACCATGCCGATGACCTCGCCGTTCAGCCACAGGGCACCGCCTGCGCCGACATACCACATAGGGTCGTCGCTCAACACCACGCTAGGGACACTAGCCCAGGACGAGAACGCCTCGTCCGCGTAGTAGATCGTGGTCCCCACGAGCGGGTCGCAGTCGGCTAGCAGGACTGTGCCGCTGGGGGCGTGGTGGTATATCTCGTACAGGTCGGGAGCGAACGATGGTCCTACGTTGATGGGGGAAAGGGTAGGAACTCCGGTCCCCGAGGTAGACCCTACGACTGTGTCCGTGCCGTCGTAGAACGCGAAGAAGGCGCGGTTCCCAACCGAAGCCGGGGAGGGTCCGTTAGAGGAGGTGGAATACGCGGTGGACCGTGGAGGGGCTACGCCCCCCGCATAAGGGTCCCTCACGTTCCCCTGAAGAATAGCAGCCGGGGGGGCGCTGGGGTCTGGCATCGCATCCGTGTCTATCCGCAGGGCTAGCAAAGGCCAGTCTGGGACACCGGAGCCCGTAGAAGGGGGCTCAACCGCCATCAGGGAGTCCGAAGGCAGGGCCTGCGGCGGGATCCCCAAGCCGAAGAAGACGAACCCCGTCACGCCCGTGTTCCCCACGACAGCCTCGACTCGCGGGAACCAGTTTAGGTCGGGGAAGGTCCACGGTCCCCCCAGGACTTCGCCTGTCTCTGACAGGATCACCCCAACGCACTCCGGGAACTCGGTGGTGTACGCCACAGTGTCCGTGTGGTGGACGACCAGGGCGATATAGCCGCCTCTGTAGGCGATATTGACGTCGGCCACCCGCCCACGAAGAGTCACTCCCCGTATCGTGGATACCCCGCAGGGGGTGGGAGCTCCCGGTCCGGTGGACGTCCAACCCGCGGCACCCAGGTCCCGTCTAGACGTGTCCCGAACCCCGACAGAAAGTAGCTCCCCGGTGTGGTCGTTGAGGAGTAGCTGCGGGCCGGGGGCTCCGGTTGGAGTGCCGTGGTCGGTCCACCCCGGCATCTTGCCGTAGCCTCCCGTACGGCGCAGTGACATGTTCTCCAGCACCGTGGCCGCGGGGGAGCGGACCCGGAACGGCTCCGACCCTTCGTCCACCCCGCCTCCGATAGGCACATTGACGACCTGCTTGGGCATGCGGTCGTCAGGGAATCGGGGGAGCTGGCGCCGCTCCTCCACCGGCCCAGGCAAGGAGACTAAGCACCGCCGCCGCGAGCCGGTCGACCGCCTCGTTCACATCCGCGGGGGGAGACCCCGCCCACGCCTCCGGGCTGCCGGACTCATATGAACTGTCACCCGCGCCGAGGGCGGTCCTGAAGGACTCGAACGCCCTCTCCACATCATCCAGGGCATTGTTCGACGTACTGGGGCGGTACGTCATCTTGGGGCCTGCGGTCATACGAAGGCCCTCCGCGGCCACCACGCGAGAGCTTCCTCATCGAGGTCCCTCACACGTCCCTGGCCATCCTCGTTCATGGTAGAGGTCGCCCAGCGGATCCGATCCGCTGCCGCCTCCCGGCGAGCGATCAGATACTGAGCCTGCTCGAGACTTTCCTCCTTCTCGAGGACCTTCGCAGCGGCGTCGCATACGATCCACTCATCCCACCCACTCAGCCCTGTGAAGGAGTACGTGGGGTTGGTAGACCAGTCCGCGGGGACGGGGATGTAGCGCACGCGGAACGTGTGTTCCGCCTGGGGCGTCGGGATGAACCTGATGTGCCTGTAGCCCGCGCCGCCGAGCGCGCTGCCTACGATAGGTCCCGTCGGGACCTTCGGGTAGAGAGCTCGGTAGCGGATACCTCGTACCTTGCGGTACTTCCCGTCCCAGAGCACCTCCACGGCGATGATCTTGTAGATGTCGATGGGGGGGTCGTCCCCCGGCAGGTAGAGGAACTCCCCCGGTACCGTCTGGGTGGGAGCGGACGTGTCCTGCCAGAACGCGGGCCCATTACTCTCGATGACGAGGTCGTAGAGCGCGCCAAGCGACTGCTCGACGTACTCCTCGACCTCGGCATCGGAGACGAACAGGGAGTTCTCGTGAGAGGACCTGCGCCTGACCCGGGTGACCAGGTCCGCCAGTGAGACGAACCCCGGCATCCCGTTAGCTCACGGAGCTGTTCTTGACCAGAAACACCAGCTCGATCACGGTACCCGTGGCCGGGTCCGCTGCCGCTGGCGTCGTGTCAGTGAAGGTGAGGTCGACAGAGCGGTCTGCCAACGAGACGGCGCTGACCAGGCAGAGCCTAGCGTCGGCCGGAGTGGCAGACGCCAGCTGCGGAGGCATCGCGACGAGCCTCTGCACACCGCCTCGACCAGGCAAGGTCACCTCGTAGACGCCGGTACCGGTGCGAACGATACCTCCCAGCGCCGCCTCGGGAGCTCCGTCGGCGAACTCCTTGCCGGTGACGGAGACTACTGCCCCCGTCCCTCCGACAACGAGCTTGACGTGCTGGAGATGCCAGCCTCGCTCCTTGGCCTCGAACTTTTCGAAGATTCCCGTTACAGGCATACCCGGTTCCTATCAGAGTGCGATGCGCGCCTGCGCACCGTGGTCGAAGATGCCCAGGTTACCGTAGCCGGCGATACGCACTTCGTACTCATCCTGAGTCGGACTGCGCAGCATCTTCGTGTCTTCGTCCGCGATCTCCGGCATCTTCCCCGTGGAAGCGAGTACCAGGTCCTTGACGTTGAGCATCCAAGCGACGTCGTGGGGGCAGTCGGGGTCGGAGACCACCGGCAGAACACCCGCGGGAGTGTAGACCTTGACCGTGTCGTACCCGATCGATGCGCCACTGGGGGACTTGACCTTGTCGCGCACAACGTCGCTGGAGGTCTCCTTGACGAGCTGTCCGAAGCGGACAGGGTTGCAGAAGATGTGGTCCGGTCGCTTGCCGGCCTCCCGGAGGCGCTGACCGGCGTCGATGAACGCCTCCGACATCGTCAGCGAGGTGCCGTCGATGCGGATCCCCGCGAGCCTGTCAGTGTCGATGCTGCGGTCCACTCCCTGAAAGGGGGTGGCGCCGGGCGCCGTGGCGGGGATGTGGTCCTCGAGCCCCTGCACACAGATAAACGAGCCGGCCGCGACGAGGTCCGCATCCCGGTGCGCGTGGTCGCCCGCTGCGACACCGTCCGTGGTCACGAGGAGTTCGCCGTTGAAGCGGAGGCTCCCGGCGCTGCGGTCGATGGCGTCGATCGTCCGCGGGGCGAGTCCGCCGGGGACGGGCGTGACGCCAGGGGCTGCGGCGGAGTCGCTGAAGACGAGCTTCATCCCCACCTCGAAGCCGACGATGTCGGCGCGGTTCGAGAGGACCAGAAGCGTATCAACGCCGCCAGGCTCGGTGATGCTACCCACCGTCGCGCGCTTACCGGTTTCCGAGCGGTAGAGGTTCCAGGCGAGGTCTCGCCCGTACTGGTTCATGGCGCCGTTGACCTCTGCGGTGTACGCCTTGAGGAACGACTTGGGCGACTTCATCGACGCCTTCATGACGAGTCGGTCGAGCTGGGCGAAGGCGTAGCGCTTCCGCTGTCCCATCTGGAACCGCAGGTAGGTTCCGTTCCCCTTGTTCTGGATCGCCGTGGTGAAGTCGGCGCCGATAGCCTGGGTGCTGGTGAGCCAGGCGGGCATCGTGTAGGCGTCCTCTCGGCCGCCCCAATCCGTTTCCTTCCTCACCATGGCGAGGAGGGGATGGTCGTTGTACGCGAGTTCCTCGACCTGACGGGAGGTGTAGTACTCCTTCAGCATCGGGTTGAACTCTGTGATATTCAGCGTCATTTGCGGGTCTCCTGATCGATCAGGACTCCTGGAGGGCGAAGCGGCGTGCTATTGCTTCCACGCGCGCCCTGGGGTCTGTGATCGAGTCTATGTCGTCGTCGTTTGCGTTGGTTCTTGTGGGAACCGTTGCGGACATCGAGTTGGAGAGCGTGGGAACAGCTGTCGGGGTAGGAGCGGCCTTGCTCGAAGGCGATGTAGCAGCGGGTGTCGTGGGCGTCGCCGGTTCGGGCGACGGGTTGAGGAAGGGAAGTAATGGTGCGGCTTGTGCTCTAGCTGCCTGCTCGACCTCACGGATCACGTCCTCGTACGGAGGCAGATTGAGCTGTTCACCACGGTGTGTCTGGTCCCGTGCGATCTGGGCGTACCTTTGGTACACCGCATGTTCGCCTTGAGGCCCTAATGCGGCCACGAGGGGGGAGTGGGTGCCGATGTGCTCTCTGATCTCGGAGAGAGCCTCCTGCTCTACCCTAGCGGTCTCTAGGCCCTCCAGATGCTGGATCCTGGTGTCGATCTCCGCTTTCGTGGCGTCTAACCTCGAGCCCATGGCGTCTTCGACCTGGGCGAAGGGGTTAGCTGCGCCTCTGCCGTCTAGGACCCCCTTAGCGAGGTCGTCGAAGGAGATACCCATGTCCTGGAGGGCCCCCAGGGCGTCCTGGCGCAGCAGCTTCGTCTTGAAAGCTCGGAATGACTCCAGCTCCGCTGCGTGGTCGCCCCTGGCAGCGGTTGCCGACTCCTGCTCCGTTTTCCACGCCTCGCGCTCGGCGCGCAGCGCCCGCTGTTGCTCCGCGAGCTTTTCCAGACCCCTCGCGGTGGGATCTTCGGCCGCAGCGGCGGGCACTGCGGCCGGCGCCGCCGAAACCTCTGGCGCGGGGGCTTCCGCTTCCGCGGGGGCCTCTTCGGGCGCCTCGGCGGCCATCGCCGCCTCGAAACGCTCAGCTACGTCCTCCACCGAGGGGGACGTGTCGGGCGCCGCGGGGGCTTCTGCGGGGGCTTCTGCGGGGGCTTCTGCGTTCTCGGCTGTCACGGTCTACATTCCTCCTGGGCCGGGGGTCAGAGCCCCGGGCGGTTGTCCATCGGGTCCTGGCGCGGGCGGAGCCCCGGGCGCTGGTGGTGGCGGCTGGTTCTGCGACGCCACCGCCCCGGCGAGCTTCATCTGCTCGAGTTGCGCCTTCTGCATCAGCGCATGCGCCGCGGTCATATAGTCCCGCAGCAGCTGCAGGCGGTCCTCGTCGACCCCATCGTTCTGCGCCTTGTTGTACGACGCCTGCGTCCTCTTGAGGGCCAGCTGCAGGTCGATGTACGGCTCGGGGACCTCTCTGAGACCTTCGTCCAACATGTTCTCGATGGCGCGGTCGATCGCCTCTGTGCCCGCCCTCTCGAGGTCCATGAACCTCTCCAGGTCCGGGAAGTCGAGGAGTTCGTTAGCAGTCTGCGGGTCGATCATCCCCGCCTGCAGCATCTGAATCACTCGGTCCTGCCGAGGACCGGGGAGTTGGGGGAATGAGGAAACGGGGAGTACCTGGATGATGTACTCGTCCTTCTCCATGTCGACGTCGGCCCAGTCGATGACGGAGATCGTGTTCCTGTCGTTCTTGGCGGGGAGGGCGTACTTCCCGGAACTCTGCTTCGACAGCGCCTTCGCCTCCTCGATGAGGTACTTGGACAGCGTCAGGTGCAGCTGCTCGAAGTCCTGGGCCTGCGGCGCGAACCTCTCGGTCCCGATCTCATGCTGGGTCTGCGCAGAGACGCCGGAGATACTCGACGTCCCCGGGGACGCCGTGTCCTGGCTCATGCCAGCTACGTCGAAGGCGCGTTGGTACAGCCGGTCGATCTGTTGGAACACCTCGGGGTGCGTGGTCTGCCAGGTGACCACCTTGGGCTCATTGCCCATGTACTTGACGAAGGAGCCGATCTCGTTGGTGAGAGCGTTCTCCTGAACCTTAGAGCGCGCGTCAAGGAACACTAGAGCTCCCCCCAGCCGCTTCATTGCGGACTGCACGCGGATGAGGAGTCGATTCAGCTCGATCTGGATCCCCGTGAGTTCCTCTGCGAGACCCACCCCCCAGAAGCCACGCAGGCGCTCTTTCCACCTCATGAAGAGGAAAGGGAAGTGGTCCTTGTCGTAGTCCTCAACCACCAACGGCCCGGCGCTCGTGCAGATCACGTGCTTCCCGTCGTCGGCGTCCGGCCCGCTGGGGAGGTGCCACGCCTCCAGCACCAGTACCTGGTCGCCCACGTGGTCGCGCTCGATACCGTAGAGGTCCTCCCCCTCGACCTCCGCCTGAGCGTCGACCACTGCGCGGAGGCGCGCGGACTTCCCGCGCCCATCTCCCACGAACAGCTCCCGCAGGACCGCCTTGCTGATCCACTTGCGCTGGATGAGCATCCGCGGCTCTCCGTAGAGGCCCTCGAGGGGGTCCACGAGGATCTCGCTGGGGAAGATCCGCTCGACCCTGATCTTGTCCCACTCCGAGTAGACTTTCACCACCCCCGTGCCGAACACGCAGGCGTCGAGGAACATCCGTCTCGTGGCTCCGTAGACGTCGCTGATGCGAAACTGCGCCTGCAGAAACCTCTCCAGCAGAATCGACTTCTTGCGCAGGCTGTGGTTGCCCCCCGCGGGGAGCACCTTCGCCGCGGGGCGCTGCTTCCCGATACGAGCCACTCCCAGGTCGCAGACGTTCGCGATCACGTTCAGGGTGACGCGGTCCTCCCCGATGACCCTATTGTACGTTGAGGGCTTGACTCCTGCGATCGGGAGGTTACCGTAGAGCCTCAGATGCTGCAGATTTTGTTTTTGTCGCCCGCGGTCGAGGTCGTCGAGGTGCCTGTAGGTCTCCTTGAGGGCCGACGCCACCAAGACGTCGCTGCTCTCCGTCCACCAGCGGGAGTTGAACTCCGCCTCGACCCTCTCGAGACCGTATCCGCTGTCCGCCGGCATCTAACGCTGCGCCGACCAGAAGAGGACATCTTCGGGGCTCTCCCCGGAAGGGGGGTCTGGGTCGATGATATCCTCGGCGCCGGGAAAGGGGTCGGCGAAGTCCGCCTCGACTCGGTCGTCGGAGACGAGTACCCTACTGGCCCCCTCGGCCCGCAGTTTCACGATGGCGGCTACAGCCGTGTCGAGGGTCATTTGCATGCTCGCAGGGGTGTTGTCACACCCTCGCGGAAGACGAACGGCGGTCCAGGCAATGTGTCCGTAAGGGCCGCCATGGCCGCTCCCGGGGTAGGGGAATGCCCCGGGGGCTGGTCACCTTCCGCGCCCGAGGTGCTCTGATGGATCCCATCTCCGACCGGGATCGGGACATCTACGAGACCTACGTGGCCGACGTGCTTCGCTACGCGAAGCCCGTGGTCATGCCCCGCCGAGGTCGGGGAAATGGGGAGGACACGGTCCTCCGCACCGGGCACCGTCTCGGGTTCAACGACGCCAGGGGCATGTGGACCAAGGGCAGGAAGGGAAAGTGCTCGATCTGCCGAAGCGCAGACCACACCCGTCCGCGTTGCCCGCGTCGGCTCGATGACATTCGTCAGTGGTACGCAGCACGTCATAGGAAGTGACCATTCTCGATTTAGTGAAAACATATTGCTGGTGCCGTGAACACGGTACCCGCGCCCAGGAGCACGAAGCGATCAAAGCCCTCCGGCGGGCGGTGGGTCTTCCCACCATGGGACCTCTGGGGCCTCCGCCGCAGCCCGGATCGAGTCGTACAGCTCCTGCTCCCGGGCGTCCATCCACTCCCGAGAGCCAGGGGTAGGGTTCTCCCTGCTCCACTCGTGCAGGTGGTGCGCGCACTCTCTGTGTGCGTAGAGGAAGGCGTCCGCCAGGTGGTCGGGCGTTCGATCGTCGATGGCGAGATGCCCGATGGGCTTCATCTCCCACTGCGACCCTCCTCGCCTGCGTAACCTGTTGCGGTCCCACTGCAGCAGGGAGAGGTCGTGGAGCAGTTCTCCGTTCCCCCCGCGCAGGACCTTGCAGACTCCTGCGCGAAGGTCCCCATTGAGCGTCCCGATGGCGGCGATCTTCTCCCGCTTCTGAGCCACCTTAGCCGGTAGCCCATGTCGCTGCCGGAGCTCCTCCGCGACGCCCTTCCCGCCGCCCCCTGGGTCCACGACGATGGCGGAAAAGTCGTATCGCAGTGCGAGTCTGTCGGCCTCGGCCACCTGCTGGCTCGGGAGCAGCTCGGTTTCCTGAAAGCTCTCCGTGACCACGCACATGCCCAGCGTGTGGGAATATGCGATCACCACGTAGGCGGTAGCGTCCACGAAGCCCACGTCCATGCCGAGGACATAGGTCCAGTCGTCGGCCTCGGGCATCGTGTCGATCACCGAGTGGCTGCGAAGCTGGTAGACGAGCCCCTCCGTGTCCTGCACCCACTGGGCCAGGTACTCTCTGCGGTACTCCGAGTCGGTGGGGGCGAGGCCCGCGGCCTCGGTAGTGTCGGCCACGATCTGCGCGGCTCTTGCGAGGGCCTGCTCCTCGTCCTCGTGCTTCCCTTCCCTGTAGCCCCGGTCCAGGTTGGGGTTGTCGAAGGGGGTCCAGTGGTGGGCCGAGAACATGGGACTGCCCTCGTAGTCTAGGAGGGAGCCGCTGACGGCTTCGTAGAAGTACCCGGAGCACGTCGGGTTCGGAGTCCCGATGAGGACGATCTGCCCGTCGTAGTCCATCGTAGCGGGTAGGAGCACGTCAATCACGAAGCTCCGCAGGAAAGCCCTGATGGACTGCGCCTCGTCGATGATCACCAGGGGGTAGGCGCCCCCGCGGTACCGCTCCACCTCCGCCTCGTCGTTGGCGCCGCCGAGCATGATGGAACTCCCGCACCCCGGGAGTGTCATCGTCAGGTCGGCGTGGTTGAACTTCGCACCCAACCCCAGGCGCCGGTTCCACAACTGCAGCTTCGGCCAGGCGATCCTCTTCGCCTGCGGTCTGCTGTTCGTGATGTAGGGAATCTGGCATCCGGGGTTCTCCTGGGCGATCCTGTTCGCCTTTAGGATGACGGCGTCTGACTTGCCGCTGCGGCGGCCTGCTGCGGCAGCTACGAACTTTGAGTCGTCCTCCACGAAGGCTCGCTGCTTGGGGAAACAGAGGGCTCCGAAGTCGACCCTCTTCAGCGCCTCCCCCCGCCTCGCCGTCTCCGCGAGCACCCGCAGCGCGCGAGCCTCGCTCATCTCCGCCCTCTCGGGGTTAGGAGGTACTATCCGCCGCCTCGACACGCCGCTCCAGCAGGTAGGTCACCGCGGTCATAGGCACGCTCACGGTTCCCCTGCGCGTCTCGAACATGACCTTGGCGCCGGGCCCCCGTCGGAGGTTGTTCTCGGGTGCGTACGAGAGGCACCTCTCCGGCGACATCACGCCCATTCTGTTGCGGACGGGGATGTCGCGTACGAACCCCACTTCCAGGAGTCGCATTTTCGGTTTCTCGGATGCCATGGTTCCCTCAGAGTGTTCTATAGAGGAGGAAAGGGTCGTAGACTACCTTGAGCTTCCCCCCGGGGCCCTCGGGGGCCCGTTCTGCCATTTTGTCGGCCCAGCTGCGCCCGGCCTTTGTCTGGTGCGTGTACACGAGGCGCTCTGTGTCCGGTTCCATCTCCAGGACCTCCCGGACCAGCAGCGTGCCGAGGCCATGGTCCTGGAAGGCGCTCCTGATGTACATGAAGTGTATGACCAGGTCCTGGTTGACCACCTCCGAACAGCACCATCCGAAGATGGTATCCGGGTCGACCTTGTCGCAGGCCACCATCACCAGGGCCCTCTTCAGGAGGGCCTCCACGATGCGTCTTTGGCCCTCGTAGTACACGGGGCCATCTACCCCTCGGACGTGGTAGCTGTGGCGGTGGCAGTTCAGCCATGAGTTCAGGAGGAAAGGAAGATCACCCTTCACTGCCTGCCTGAGAAGCGTCGGATATGCGCCCATCGGTCTCCTCCGACAGGGTGTTCCCGAGGACTTCCCCGAGGAGGTGCGGATGCTTGGCGTTCAGGCGGACGTAGCGGCGCCTGAGACGCCGCATGAGTGCGAGGGCCCTGCGACGCGTCTTCCGGTTCGGGAGGGCTCTGAGAGGCTCCTGGGGCCCTTCCTGGACGTCCGTGGACATCAGCGACCCTCTCCGAGGACCTTCAGCGCCTCTAGGGACTGTTCGATCAGCGTATCTGCGTCCATCTCCTCGAGCGCCTCCTGTTTCTGCTGTTCGCGCTGCTCTCTGGTCAGCTTCACGATGGAGTCGACCAGATACCTGTAGTGGCGCTCCTCGGAGGGGTCCAGCTTCCTGCTGATGGCGGCCTCCTTGAGCTTCTTGAGTTCTTCCCAGGCGATGGCCATGGCTCCTCCGATGAGAGCCTCGACATGGGGCCTGCGGGAGACCAGGGGGCCCTGCGCAGCTCTGAACCTGGCGGCTCTGCCGGGGTCCGCTGCGAGAGCTGCCGCATCCAGCTCCGATCGGGGAATGAGGGTCGAGTCCGCGGCCCTGGAGGCGTCCGTGGGACCTCCTGGGCGCCTCTGGATGTCTCTGAGTACCGTTCTGGGCAGCCTGGTAGGCTTCTCTGCGTCATCTGTCACCTGTCGACCTCGGCGTGCCTGGAGTCGTACTCCGTCTGGGCCTCTTCGGCCCAGGCCCGTGCCATTTTGCCCCGCTCGTCTCGGATGATGCGCGTCACCTTCTTGCGACCGCATCCGTACCACGGCTTGAGCGACCTCACGATCTTCGACACGGACAGTCCCTCCGCGTGGAGTTCCCAGATGTGCCTCGGGACGCCGTGAGGCATTTCCCAGGCATGCTGGCGGGCTGCCCTGTAGTAGTCCGCCGTCTCGGCCTTGAACAGGCGCCTGCATAGGTCGCCGGAGGACATCCCTAGCAGGTAGCGGCCCTCGCAGCCTCCCATGAGGTGCCGCTGCTCGAGGTCGACGAACCCGGAGTCCGACAGGCGACTGTCCCACTCCTTCTGGAGCCGGCGGAACTCCTCGGTCTCGTAGAACTTGGTCATGTGTGAGCAATCTACCACACTCTGACAACTTGTCAACACCCAGCGACATTCTGTCAACTGCCGATAGTCGTTGACACGGTGCGGGGGGTGGTTATCTTCTCTCGGAGGACGAGGAGGTGGAAATGAACGAGAACGACTGCGATTGCCGCACCAACCCAGAGCGCGAGGTCTGCACCAAGTCAGAGCGCGAGGTCTCTTACTCCCGGTGCGCGTTCTGCAAGGGGGCGTCTACTCACTACGACATCAACGACGTCCCCCTCTGCGACGTCTGCGGGCGTCTCGACGGGGTCTACACGCGGCTCGACGAGCAGTACGAGGCTCTCTGATGCGGAAAGTGGTCCGATGTAGGCGCAGGTCCCGCTGGCTCATCCTCTTCGACGAGCCCGCCAGGGACCCCGCTAGGAAACGGAACGTACCAGCCGGAGGGCGTAGTAAAGGGAAAGTGAGGCGCAGGCGACGCCTCATCTGCACCAGGGGCGCATGGAGGACTCTGTGGATCTGACCGACGAGGAGCTCGTGCAGGCCCTCGAGGCGGCCCAGTCCCTGGTGCTGGAGCTTACGGAAGAGACTGCGAGCAGGGTCCCCGAGAACGTAGTGCGTCTCTCGGGCTACTCCCACTGCCTGGCTAGGGACCATGTCCTGCAGGCGGTGCGGCTGCGCAACAACATCGCCGCCGAGGCCGACATCCCTCGGAAGGCAGCCACGGAGGCCCTGGCCGCGCTCGTGGCGCTCGTGGCCGAGAAGGGACTCTAGATGGATGACCTGGTCCTGGTCCTGGGCTCGATCGGGGCGATAGCCCTGGTGTACCTCCTCGACGCCCTCCTGGAAGACGGTGACTAGATGGATGGTGGGATATTTTGTGCGCAGGGTACCTTCGGCCTGACCACCGTGAACTTTCGTTCACACCCCGACCCCCCGGGGGGGTCTTGGCATGGGGTCGCCAGCCCCCGTGCCAGGACGTTGGCATGGGGTCGCTGACCCCCGTGCCAGTCGATTCCGGGGTCGCCAGCCCCCGAAACCGCCCGGCGAGGACTTGGCATGGGGGCGCTGGCCCCCATACCGGGCTAGACCAGAGCTCTGGCATGAGGTCGCTGACCCCCATACCAGAAAACCGCGCCAATGTGACGCGGTATGCAGGGATCATGCCAACAGGGGCGTGAACGCCCGTTCACAGAACGCATGTATCCCCAGGTTCACAGTGTGAACCCAGGGTTACGGTGCGGGGGCGTTCGGTCAGGGTCTGCTATCGGTCCGGTGTCATCCTTCCCAATGGAAGCGGTCCTCGTCCGAGCATGCGATGAGTAGGTCAAGCGCCGACCGGTACTCCACCGCGACCCTAGCAGGCTTCATGAAACGGGCACCCCACGCTTCAGCGGCGACCGCGGCCTGCGATGCACACTCCCGGCGCGTTCTCGCCCGGACCGAGTAGCAGTCCGAATCCGTGAGGCATTTCGCGACCCAGTACGAAAGAACCATCGTCTCCTCCTTCACGCTGTCAACATGGGACCGGTCCGGGGGATGTCAACCCCCGGACCGGTCCTTTTTTCATTCCCCGTGGATGCCGAGAACATAGGTCAGGCGAGGGCGGAGGGCGGAATCCGCCCAAGCTCCATGGCTACTCGCTCGGCTCGCGAAACTGTCCAGAGCAGCGGCACGCCACGCTCCGCCGTGCGAACGCTCGCAGAAGTAATGCCCCCAGATGGTGACGCCGCACGGCGACAACCGCCACGTCGCGAGCTTTCCAGCCGTGCTGAAAACATGCTCGATGGCACAGACGCCGGAGGTATCTCCGGCGAGCACCACTCCGTTCTGTCGCGCGATGATTTGCCACCCGTTTTCGAGCGTGGGGGCTGCAGTCGAGTTATCATCCATCGTTGTCTCCTCCTTCATGCTGTCAACATGAGCATCCTGGGGACGGTGTCAAGAAATGAATCGAGCTTTTCTCGTCGGGGCTGTGGCACGGTTCTTGCTACAGGTACACACCCTCACCATCGCAAGTCCGACACTCGGACCTGTCGAGGTCGATGCCAGTCCCGCGACAGTCTCGACAGTGTGGCAGGCCGGTACCGGCGCATTCCGCGCATGGTCCGGAATAGTAGTCGGCCCTTGGCATAGTTCCTGCTAATAAGTAGGCAGGGTCCCTATATATAGACTCTGTCCCCGACCCGTCACACGCAGGACATGCACGCGCTTCGTCCGCCGGGTCAGGGAGCAGGTCGTCGATACGATGGCGCCAAGAATCACCCATCGAGGTGCTCCAATGTCATCGGTCCGGTCACGTGACCATCGCAGATTGCACACACTATGGACACGTGTCCGCCGTGATACAAGGCCGGTCCTCGCAGGCACGCGCGCTGGACACACTCGAAGCATGCCACCATCGGACCATCGGCTGCGCTCGCACGAAGCAACACCCCCGCAACGGCTGGTGTCACTTCGCGCACGGTACCACCTCCGATACTCCGAGGCTCCGAATGTACATGGCCTCTTCGCCTAGCTCGTGGCCTATCTCACGCGCGAACGCACACGCGAGCGCGAGACCCCCGAAACCATCGACCCCGATGGTCAGGGGTACCATGTAGTCAACCACGGTCATACCGTCATCGTCCCGCCACGCTCCTTCGACGGTTTCAGCGCCGAGCGTAGCCCCGCCGAATAGCTCGGTCGCGCGTTCCATCATGCGAGCGCGTATGGTGCGGGGTACTCCGTGCGCGACGGTGTCTAGCTTCGCGCGAGGTATCAAAATCGCCACTTCAATCAACATGGAGCGCCTCTTTCAAAATCTGTGCCATAGATGGAACCGTCCGGGACCGTGCGCGCAGTGCACCGGCCCAGAGTGCCGCCTGTGCTCGCGCGGGTTCGGTGCCCAGGTACCGCGCTACGCGGCGCACGCGTGATACTAGGCGCCCATACTCACGGCCCCGAGGAGACCTGTCGTCTCGTTCGGACAGCGCTCGCAGCGTCCACACGTCGACGACTACGGCTGCCTCATCGCCTAACAGCGCGCAGGCAAAAGCCTCCGTTTTCGGGCCTCGCAGGTGACCATGGTCTAGGTAGTACCGCCATGCGACACGCGCGGCGGGTAGGCTACCCTCTGGCTCGTGTCCGGCGAGTGCAGCGCGCGCGAGCGTGACCGACCGGCGAACACGTACGCGCGGCGAGTAGGCGGCGAGCGCGTATGCGGTGTCGCGCTCCGTTCGGCCGGCACTCGCGGCGAGCGCTGCCAGCGGCGCGCGTGCGTCGCGGTACCAATCGAGCGCGTCGATTCCCGCGCGAGCCACGGCACGAGCGCTAGTCACTGCCCGACCCCGCCAAGCTCTAGTTGACCGAGGCAAACGCGAATCACTCGGCGCATCCCGCGGTATCGTAGGCGAACCGCGCTGTAGTCCGGCGCAAGCTCGTGAACGGTAGCGTATCGACCGGCGTCCGGGTGCACCCCAGCGATACGCCAATCCGCACCCCCGAGAAATGCAGCGCGTGCAGCTGCAGCCGAGCGGTAGTCGCGACCGTACGCAGGTACGAGGGTCGGCTCCACTAGTAGTCCCCCCGCGCGCTGTCATCCGCCGAAGCGACCATGAGGACACTTTCGCATTCGGCCGCCGTGAGTGCGTGACGTCGGCGTGCGCATTCCCGCTGAGCTAGCGTGCTACTCCGCGTCCCCCGAATGAGACTGATACCCCGCCACGCGAGAAGCGCACGCGCCAAACGGCGAGACTCTACCACCGCGCGCCTGAAACGCGCGTCGCGAATCGGCCGGGCCGTTGAGCCTGTTACCTGATACCATACGGGATCGTCTGTCATCGTTGCCTCCATGGGGGACATTATGGGGCCCCTCATCAGATGCGCAAGCGCCTTTCTCACCTTTTTTCGGCACGGTTCTTGCTGGACCATAGCCTTGGCACGGGCCTTGCTACGGGGCGCGGGGGACGACCGCGCGGCGGGCGGCAGCCACCAGCCTCTTATAAGGGCCCAAAACTAGGA